ATAAGACAGAGAGCGACAGTATTGCAAACCAGCGCACCCTGCTGGAAGCCTATGCCGCAGACCACCCGGAACTGTGTATTGTGGATGAGTTTGTGGACGATGGTTACTCCGGCTCAAACTTTGAACGGCCTGCGTTCCAAAGGCTGTTTCGGGAACTGGAGCAGGGGACCATCAACTGTGTTCTGGTGAAAGATTTATCCCGCTTCGGGCGAAACTATATTGAAGTGGGACGCTATCTGGAACGTATTTTCCCGGTCATGCGGGTCCGGCTGATTGCAGTGACGGATAATTATGACAGCCAATCTGCGTGGAAGACCAGCGATTCCATCATGGTCCCAATGCGGAATCTGCTCAACGATGCCTACTGCCGGGATATTTCCGTCAAAATCAAGAGTCAGCTTGCGGTAAAGCGGAAGCGCGGCGATTTTGTGGGAAGTTTTGCAACCTACGGCTACCGGAAAGACCCTACAAATCATAGCAAGCTGATCGTAGACGAACTGGCAGCAGAAAATGTACAAAGTATTTTCCGCTGGAAGATCAGCGGTATGAGCAATCAGGGCATCGCAGACCGATTGAATGCGAAAAAGGTGCCGTCCCCGGCTGCACGAAAGTTGCAGAGCGGTGCAAAGCTGAGCCTGCATTTCCGCAAGAGCGATGAGCCGCCGTGGTCTGCCAAGGCAGTGGACCGCATTCTGCACAACGAGGTCTATATCGGAAAACTGGTACAGGGAAAGACACGACGACTGGATTATCGCTCCAAAAAGAAAATGAACGTGCCGATGCGGGACTGGGTAATCGTGGACAACACCCATGAAGCAATCATTCCGGCAGAGCAGTTTGAGCTGGTGCGGCGGATTCTGGAAACAGAAACTCGCAGGCCGAACAATGCCGAAACGGTGGCCCTGTTTGCAGGATTTCTTTACTGTGGGGACTGCGGCAGCCGGCTGGTGCGCAGGTCGGCCAGCTATAAGGGAAAGCGGTATATCTATTATCAGTGCTCCGGCAGCAAACAGAACAAGGGCAGCTGCACGAGCCATAACCTGCGGGATGAAAAGCTCTATAACATTGTGCGGAATGCGCTCCAGATGCAGATCCAGATCGTGATGGAGGAAGCAGAGTTTGTAGAAAGCATCCGGCAGGCCCAGCAGGAACCCTACCGTGTGCGGCGCATTGAACGGCAGATTCGGCAGCTGACTGCAGAAAAGGCCCATACACAGGGCATTAAGGAAAAGCTGTACGGTGATTACGCAGAGAAAATCCTCACACGGGAGGATTTTCTGAACTACAACGAACTGTACAGCAAGCGGATCGAAGAGTATAATCGCAAAATCACAGAACTGGAAGCGGAACAGCGAAACCTACAGACTGCTCCAAACGCTTATCCGTTTCTGGATGTGTACCGTAAGTATCGAAAATTGGAAGAAATCACCCGCCCGATGATTGTCGAATTGATTGAGAAAATCGAAGTCTATGAGGGCAATCGGGTGGAAATTACGTTCCGATTCCAGGATGAAATTGCAGACCTGCTGGAAGAACTGCATCAAAAGCAGATGGGGCAGCATGAAGTATCTGCATGAAAGGAGAAGCCGACTTATGGCAAGAGTAAGCAAGAAAGTAAGTGCGGCGCAGCGGGAAGCCGAGAACGCGCAGCACCGTATCTGGAAAACCGCAATTTACGCACGATTGTCTGATTTCGATGATGTGCTTCGGAATACGGAATCGCTGGAAGTGCAGATTTCTTACATCAAAGAGTATATCAACCACCGGGATGATCTGATGCTGCTGGATGTGTTTGCGGACAAGCGGTGTACAGGGATGAACTTTGACCGCCCGGAATTTGAACGGCTGCTGAAAGCACTGCAGGAGCGGAAAATCGACTGCATCGTGGTAAAGGACTTCTCGCGTTTGGGCCGCAATTTCGTGGAAACAGGCCAGTATCTGGAACAGGTGTTTCCGCTGTTCGGCGTAAGATTTATAGCCATCAACGATAACTATGACAGCCTGAACAGCCAGAGCCGTGACGGGATGCTGGTGCCAATCAAGAGCATGATCAACGAGATGTACTCGAAAGACCTGTCCCAGAAGATTCAGTCGTGCTTTCGTTCCAAGGAAGCACGGGGAGAAATCTATACTCCTGTTCCATTTGGCTACAAAAAGGATCAGAAGAATCATTTGGTTCTGGATGAGGAAGTCAGCGATGTGGTAGTTCGGATTTTTCTCTGGAAGAAATCCGGCATGAAAGAGCGCGAGATTGCAAAGAAGCTGTCTGCGCAGGGAATCCAGATACCTTTTACACGCCGTTGTCAGCTGGGATACCTGAAAAACACCTTGCGGGTAAAGGACCCAGCATGGCAGACCGTTTTCGTGACAAAGGTGCTGGAAAATCCAATCTACACAGGAACAATGGTCTATAACCGCATCGCCTACGATGAAACGAATCGGAAAATCGGGCAGAATCCACGGGAAAGCTGGCGGATGGTGCCGGACAGCCATCCGGCGATTATCAGCTGGGAACTGTTTGATGAAATTTCCGCATTGCGGGAAGCCGAGCAAGCAGTCAAGGAAGAGCGAAAAAAGTGGTGCAGACAGCGCAGAAAGAACAATCCGAACATCTTCAAAGGCAGAATCTTTTGCAAAAAGTGCGGAGAGAAATTGGTTTGTCATTGGCAAAGTGATGGTACGCTGTATTTTTACTGTGCATCTTGCCATGTTTCCATCTCAGAGAAAGACCTCTGGAACGGCATTAACAAGGAGTTGCACCAGCGGATGGAAGAACACCGTGATTTGCAGAAGTTGGTACGGAAAAGCTCTGGAAAAAGCAAACTCCAATCAAAAGAAATAGCTACAAAACGTGAAATTGAACAGGCGTCAGGAAATATCGTTCGACTGGAATCACAGAAGCGCAGCGGCTACGAGCAGTATGTCCTTGGAAAAATTTCAAAAGAAAAGTTCTTGGAATTGAAGCAGGATGCAGAGAACGAAATTGAGGCATTCAGACAGACAAAAGCTGAAAACGAGAAAGAACTGGTCGTTGTTCAAGAAGAATTGCAGCAGAAAAAGCAAATCGCAGGCAACACAGAGGTTCTTTTAACAGCAGATAATCTGCAGCAGTATGTAAAGAAAATTGAAGTGGATCACAAGAAAAATACTTACACGGAATTTGCGTTCTAACGAAAAAGGAGGACAGACAATGAAAGAAAAAATCTATGATGCCCGGACAGGAATGGAATATGTTTTGGTGGGTGATTATTATCTGCCAGCCTTGAAACTGCCACGGACCCGTCCGATTGGCCGCTGGGGGATGCTGCACAAGGCGTACCTGAAACTGCGAAAACCAGCCTATTACCAGAGCTTGCTGCTGAGCGGAAAACTGGATACTGTTTTAGCAAATGTGGAAGAGCAGGTTGCAGAGCGGTATAAGGTCTTGATCGAGCAGATGAGTCAGCGTGAGGAAACTTCAGAAAAACTGAAAGAAGAGAACCAGATGGAATGGGTACGCCGTATGAATAATCTGGAAAATCGTGCTGCGGAAATTATAAAGGCAGAATTGATCTATACGTTTGAAAGGCGGTGAGCAGCAGATGATCGGAACCTATTACCGGCTTTCTCTTGCGGACGAGGATGTGGGAACAGATAAGACCGAGAGCAACAGCATTCAGGGCCAGCGCGGACTGGTAGAGGGGTACATCATGGCCCGCCCCGAACTGGCAACAGAGCCGCGTCAGGAGTACGTGGACGATGGCTACTCCGGCACATCTACAAGCCGTCCTGCATTTCAGCGGCTAATTCAAGATGCACAGGATGGAAAGGTGAAAACGATTATCGTAAAGGACTTTTCCCGGTTTGCCCGTGACTATATTGAAGCAGGCGATTATATGGAGCGGATCTTCCCGTTGCTGGGCGTTCGCTTCATCTCCGTCAACGATGGTTACGACAGTGGAATGCAGATCAGAAACGATGTATGTGGATTGGAAGTAGCCATTAAGAACATCATCAACGCATCCTACAGCCGGGACCTCTCCGCTAAAATCGCAGCAGCAGACCATGTGATGCAGAAAAAAGGAATGTATCTCGGAGGATACCGCCCGTTTGGATTCCTGCCGGACCCGAGCGATTGCCATAAGCTGATCCTCGACCCGGTAGCCAGTCGATATGTGCGGTTGATCTTTGAACTGGCATTGCAGGGCAACAGAACAGGCACCATCGCAAAAATCCTGAATGAAAAGCAGATTCCAACTCCGGCAGCGTATCATGTGGCGGAAAGCCATGTGTACAGCGAGCAGAAAGCATGGGATCTGCAGCGCAGCCATTGGACAAGTGGAACGGTTTACCATGTTCTGAAAAATGAGAAGTATAAGGGAACCTATGTGGGCGCGAAATTCATTATGCCGGTTCCCTGTAAGCATCGGGTTCTGCGCGCCCCTTTGGAACAGCAGGTACGTATTGAGGACAGCCATGTCGCCATTGTGACCCCGGAGGAATTTGAACAGGCACAAATGGTCATTATGCTGCAGCATGGGAAGCACCAGGCCGGGAACTACACAAAGCACCAGTATCCCTTGAAAGGCAAGGTCTATTGCGGCTACTGCCAGAAGCTGATGAAATATCGTGTACTCAAGAAGCTTGGCCCCTCGTTTAACTGCAGATTTTCGGCCACAGCGGTGGACAGCCCTTGCAAGCGAATCCCGATCTCCGAGGAACTGCTGGAACATATCGTCCGAAATGCGCTGGCAGCGCAGATAAAGCAGGCAGAGTATGTACTGGAAATCCTGCACGAACGGGAACGCAAAGCGTTGATTTGCTTTTCCGCACTGGAACGGCAGGAAGAAAAGCTGAGTGCAGAAAAGGCAGAGATTGTAAAACAGCGCGTTGCACTGTATGAGCAATACGCCGACGGGAATATGAGTAAGGAAGAGTTCATCCGGCAGAGAGATGCCTACAGAGTGCAGGAAGATGAAAAGATGGAGCAGATTCAAAGGCTGCGTGCTGAGAAAAATCAAACATTCCAGCCTGTGAAGAAGGATACGGATAATTTGCAAGCCGTGATGAATACTGTAGGAGAAGCAGGCGATGTGATGCACTTATCACAGAATGTGGTAGAAACCTTTATTGACCGCATTGAGGTTTTCAACGATAAGCGCGTGAAAATTCATTTTACATTTGAAGATGTGCTGGCAGGCTATGCAGAATGAGTTGTAGTCGAAATCACTGCTGTAAGCAGAGTTTTTCTTGTAAGAACACGAGATTCATGGTATCATAAGAGTAAGGAAAAGTCTGTGCATGGCTACGCGAAAGGAGCAGCAGAGATGAAAGAAATGAATATTCCCGTTGGAGTTTCGGACTTTGAAGAAATTCGAAAAAATGGGTATTACTATATTGATAAATCGGGACTGATTGGAGAACTGCTCAGTAGAACAGGAACGAAAGTAACGCTTATCACTCGTCCCCGACGCTTCGGTAAGACATTGGGCATGAGTATGCTGGAAAACTTCTTTGACATCCGCAAAGACAGCAGAAAACTGTTTGAGGAACTGGAAATTACAGAAAACCAAGCATTGTGCGTTGAGTGGATGAACCAGTATCCGACAATTTTTGTTTCATTTCGACAAGTAGATGGACTGAATTTCACCGGGGCATACGATATGCTTACAATGGTGATAGCAGATTTGTACAACAAACATCTTTATTTGCTTGATAGTGAAAATGCTACAGAGTTCCAAAAAACAGCGTTTGAGCATCTTGCACATGGCAGTGGCTCTATAAAAGAAGTTAAGAGCAGCCTTATGCTTTTGACAACGATGATGCAAAGTTATTATGAAAAGCCTGTAATTCTTCTTATAGACGAGTATGATGTACCCGTAGCAAAAGCAAACAACAACGGTTATTATGATGAAATGCTCGATGTCATGAAAGGCCTGATGCAAGCACTGAAAGACAATCAAGCCCTTCGTTTTGCAGTTGTTACAGGTTGCTTGAAGATTGCGAAAGAGAGTATCTTTACAGGAACCAACAATTTTGTATCGGATACTATCACAAATTCTCGGCTGAACGAGTATTTCGGATTTGTACAGAGCGAGGTTGACCAGCTGCTAAAGGATGCTGACCTGACAAAGCAGGCTGAAAATATCAAGAAATGGTATGATGGATACCACTTTGGCGACTTTGATGTTTACTGCCCGTGGGATGTGATGAATTATTTGCTGGAACTACAGCGCAATCCGAATGCCAAGCCTATCAGCTACTGGAAAAACACCAGCGACAATGCAATCATCCGTTCCTTTATTGACTATGCGGGGAGTACCATCACAAATAAACTTGAAACCCTGATGGCTGGTGGCTGCATCGTTCAGCGTGTGGATGAAAACCTGACCTATGATTATCTACATTCCTCAGAAGACAATCTTTGGAGTACGCTGTACCTGACAGGGTACTTAACCAAGGCGCGTGAAGAAGATTATAAGGGTGAGTTGCCGGATGGCATGGTTGCCCTTATGATTCCGAATGCGGAAATCAAAGAGATTTTTGAAACAACAGTCATCAAATGGTTCGATGACAGTACGAAGAAGTGGAATCGAAATGCTTTGTTCGATGCAGTCTGGAACGGTGACAGCGAAGGCATTACCAAGGAAATGAATGCTCTGCTCCGGCGCACCATAAGCTACCATGACTACCGGGAAGACTTCTATCATGCTTTTCTTGCGGGCATCTTCACGGGTGCCGGATATATGGTGGATTCCAATAAGGAGCATGGAGAAGGCCGAAGTGATGTGGTCGTTTACGATTCCATCAATGCCCGCGTTGCAATCTTTGAAGCAAAGTACACGAAGGTTTTGGAAAATCTGGAAAGTGAATGCGATATAGCCTTGCAGCAAATTGATGATCGGATGTACGCGAAGGAATATGAGGATGACTACGATCAGATTCTTTGCTACGGTATTTCGTTCTTTAAGAAACGTTGCATGGTAAAGAAAAAGTGATTCACAGCAAATCATAACTTGAATTCTGTGTTATAACTTAAAATGAGTTAAAATACAGAAAAAGAATTATAAGAGAAGCTCGCATAAACCACAGACAGCACCCAAGATGATTCGAGGGTGCGTCTGCGGCTTATGCGGGCCTTTTTATTTTGTGATTTTAATACGGATGGATGTTAAATTCCAAGGCTGACGAGAGTGACCTTTAACTCCTTCGCCGTGCGGATAATGATTTCCTGCTCAGTTTTGTTGCAGTCCAATAACAGACGATGCAATTCGGTGTTGGAAGTTAAAACGGAATAGTGAAGACTGTCTATCAACAAATCATCAATGGAAATGCAGAGGGCGTCGGCAATATCGACCAGAGTGGCAACGCTGGGGTGTTCTGTGCCTTTTTCAATTTTGGCCAGAAATTCACGACTGCGATTGATTTTAGAGGCTAAGGCTTCCTGGGTGATATTACCACACTGCATTCTGAAATAACCAATACGTTTTCCCAAAGCAACATAATTGACGGACATAAGTAAATCTTCCTTTCGAATGCCCGCATAAGAGTACTTTTATTATCTGGCCTATGGAAAAACGAATCAAGAAGAACGAAAAGAGCAGCCAACATAGAAGTCAGAATTTTCGTTTTTCACCTCTAGCGGAGATGGCTTCTGAGGCCAAAATGTGACCCAGTAGGTCACATTTTAAGGAACAAGTGACCTGCTGGGTCACAGAAAAATTATCTGACAGGTGTATAATAAAACCATAAAATTGAACGGCACGATAATGTGAGCGAGAACGAAGTGAAAAAGTTACTGACGCTGTACAGCGGGGTTCAGTTAACGGATGTACTTTCATTTGTATAGAGAAAATGATGAAAATGTGGCTCAGAATTTGGCGGGGCCACCCCTAGCGGTCGTGTGTTCTGAGGCAATTTTGTGAAGTGTTACATCACAATTTGCTGCACATGTGAAGTGCCACTTCACAGAAAAAATCATCTGATAAGAGTATAATAAAAGCATGAAATCAAGCTGCGAAAATAAAGTGGGGAAAACGAAATGGAACGGCTGCTGACACTGTATAGCGAAGTTCAGTCAACGGATGTACGGTGGCTGTGGTATCCCTTTATTGCAATCGGGAAAATCACACTTCTGCAGGGTGATCCCGGCGATGGAAAATCTACCATGATGATGAATCTGATTGCGGAACTTTCAACAGGAGGTAAGACCCCGGACGGATGCAAAATTGGTACGCCGCAAAAAGTGATTTATCAGTGCTCAGAGGATGGTGTTTCAGACACGATTAAGCCCCGCTTGGAACGCTGCGGAGCAGACTGCAGGAAGATTGCTTTCATCAACGAAGAAGTTTATAACGGCCTTACATTGGACGATGAGCGCATCCGTCAGGCAATCATTGAATTTCGGCCTCGATTGGTCGTGATCGATCCGATTCAGGCTTATCTTGGCAGCGATTCGGATTTGCAAATTGCAGGCAGAGCGCGGAAACTCATGCGCCGCCTTGGAATGTGGGCTGCTGGTTACGACTGCGCTATCGTTCTGATTGGACACCTCAACAAAAAAGAAGGCTCCAAAGGGCTGTACCGCAGCCTTGGCAGTATTGATGTTGTGGCAGCAGCACGAAGCGTCCTGCAGGTGGAGCGAGATACCGAGAATCCTGATATAAGAATCGTACATCAAATCAAAAACAGTCTTGCGCCTACGGCAGAAGACATCCGCTTTTCCATTTCTGCCGACAAGGGCTTTCGATGGCTGGAATGCAGGCCACAGCTTTTTGAAAAACAACAGCCGGACGCCGAACCTAAATTTGATACAGAGCAACAGAAAGCTGCCTACTGGATCAAGCATTTTC